CTCGCACTGCGCACACCGACCCCTGCCATCAAAACCTCCCCAAAAGAGTTGAAAACACCGTTCCAATTACCTAAAGGAGTTAATCGTAATGATTAAAGAAGAAAAGCACAGAATTCTGCCTGCTTTAGATAAGGCACACGAAGAAGCGTTACGTCAGGGCATCATCACAGCTCTCGACACAGCAGGAATTGCTATGGCGTACACGTTGGCAGGTGTTTTAGACGGAGGAACATTAAAACCTATGGAAGAAGTTAAATATATGGGGCAGTTGCAACAGATACTTGATAAGTATGGTTTGAGTTTGTATGGACGTAAAGAAAAACCAGAGTTAGAAACAGGTGAAGACCCAATTGACAGCCTTAGGAAACTCAACCCCGAGAATTCAGACCACACCACTAGCTCTCCCAACTAGAGGTAACGAAGTAGCCGAGTTTGCTCGGCAAATAGATATGCCGTTGATGGAATGGCAACAGTATCTAATTGATGAAGCTTCAAAGATTAAAGAAGATGGTACTTGGGCTTACAAGAATGTGTTGGCTATTGCAGCTAGACAAAATGGTAAAACACATTTACTGCGTATGCGTATTTTGGCTGGGTTATTCCTTTGGGACGAAGAATTACAAATAGCAAGTGCTCAAACAAGAGATTTAAGTTTAGAGACTTTTAGGAAAGTTGTTGAAGTTATAGATAACTATGATTGGTTAAGAAGAAAAGTTAAACACGTAACAAGGGCTAACGGTCGTGAAGAAGTACAACTAAAAAACGGTATGCGTTACAAAATTGTAGCAAGTAATTCAGGTGGCGCAAGAGGCTTATCCTCAGACCTTGTAATACTTGATGAGCTTAGACAACAGAAAACCTATGATGCTTACTCAGCACTTGTGTTCACAATGAACGCTAGACCCAATTCACAGTTCTGGGGTATCAGTAACGCTGGCGACCATTACTCAATAGTGCTAAACGCTATGAGACAACGAGCACTTGACAAGATAGAAAAAGATTTAGATGACCCAATGTGTTTTATGGAATGGTCAGCATCACCAGACAGAAAATTGTCAGACATTGAGGGTTGGAAAGAAGCAAACCCTGCACTTGGTAGAACAATCACAATAGACGCAATTAAAGCCAGATTAAGTGACCCACCAGAAATATTTATTACAGAGGTATTATGCAGGTGGATTGAAACAATGAATGGTGCTTGGCAAATGGGAACTTGGAATACTTGTATGCAACCAAACCTTGAACTAAAACCAGATAGACCAACTTGGTTAGGTGTTGAAATATCACCAGAGCGCAACACTTGGGCTCTTACTGGTGCACAAATACTTGAAGACAGAACTATAGCTGTAGGTTTAATGGAATTTGTTGAATCAGATAACCCAATAGATGATTTACATATAGCAGGGCGCATATCCGAATGGGCTAAACATTACAACGCCGAAGCTGTAGTAGCCAATAGGTTCACAGGTGATTCAGTAGTAGCCAAACTACGCCAATCAGGAATTAACGCAGAAGTTATACAAGGCTCAAAGTATTATCAAGCTTGTGATGAAGTACTGAGTGCTATGTCAGGTGGACGATTAGCTCATTCAAATCAACCAGATTTAACTTCAAGCATAAATTCTTGTATAAAGAAAACAAATGATACAGGTGCTTGGTATGTGATGAGACGTAAAGTATCCACAGCTGCAATAAGTATGATTTTGGCCGTTCATAAAGCAACCGAGTATGGTGGCAGGTCACAAAATCAAGACATTGTAGTGGCTTGATGCTTGACTATTATAACAATTTGGTAAAGAATTAGAAGTTATGGGCTTCTTTCAAAATCTTCTTGGTATCACACCAGACGACAGCGTAAACAAAGTAGATGCAGCCGTTGCACCATACAATTATCAACAATACGCCCAACCATTTGACTATTTTGGTTTATCATCAGTAACCAGAGCACAAGCTATGCAAGTACCAGCAGTTGCAAGAGCTAGAAACATTATTTGTGCAACTATTGGTTCATTACCTTTAGAAGTAAGACGCGAATCAAACAATTCTAAAGTTCCGACTCCACCTTTTATTAGACAACCAGACCCACGTATGACAGGACAATCTGTATACACATTTCTTGCAGAAGATTTATTATTTACAGGTCAAGGATATTTAAGAACACTTGAACTTGGCACAGACGGACGACCTTTATCAGCTGAATGGATTTCAGTAAGCCGTATTACAAGAACTTTAGATTCACTTGGACATAACGTACGTTACTACAGCGTAGACGGCAATCGTGTACCCGAAAATGGTTTAGGTTCACTTATTCCGTTTACTGGTTACGATGAGGGATTACTTGTAAGAGCAGGAACAACAATACTTACAGCACTTGCATTAGAAAAAGCAGTTAAAAGATTTGCAGACGAACCAACACCCAACGTTGTATTAAAATCAAACTTGCCAATGCCAGCTGAAAGAGTTACAGCCCTATTAAATTCTTGGAAAGAAGCACGCAACACTCGTGGTACAGCCTTTGTTAACGACACAATCGACTTTCAAAGCATAGGATTTAGCCCAGAACAATTAACGCTAAACCAAGCACGACAATATATGGCTTCCGAAATTGCTAGGGCTTGTAATTTACCTGAATACTACGTAGGTGGTAACGCAGGTGGTTCAATGACTTATTCAAACGTTACAGCTGAACGCAGAAGCCTAATTGATTTGTCTTTACGTCCTTTAATGACTTGTATAACCCAGCGAATGAGCGACAACGACATTACGCCTAGAGGGTCTATAGTAAAATACAATCTTGAAGAATTTTATTCACCAAGCGCACAAGAACGCGCAGACATATATACAAAACTTATTCCTTTAGGTGTAATGACAGTAGAGGAAGCAAGAGAAAGGGAAGATTTGATAAATGAATAACTTTATTAAATTCTCAACCGACATTATCGCAGCTAATTCATCAAAACGTGAATTAACAGGCGTTATTGTTCCTTTTGGTCAAGTAGGACATACCAATATGGGTGATGTTGTTTTTCAACAAGGCTCATTAAAAATCGGTGAGGGTATAAAACTTTTCACAGAACACGATATGACCAGACCAATAGGTAAATTATCAAGATATGAAGAAGACGACAAAGGAATTGTCGGAACATTCAAAATAGCAAGAACCAATGCAGGAGACGACGCATTAGCCGAAGCACAAGAGGGTTTACGAACTGGATTTAGCGTAGGCGCAATGATTGATGACTATGTCACTAAAGGTGAACAAGTAATTGTTAACGAAGCAACTCTTAGAGAAGTTTCACACGTCACATTTCCAGCATTTGGCGAATATGCCCAAATAACCGAAGTAGCTGCAAGCGCAGACACTTCACAACCAACAGAAAGCGAGGAAACTATCGTGTCAAACGAAGTTACCCCAGAAGTAGTAGAGGAAGTTGCAGCAGAAGTTGTTGCAGCCCCAGCTGTTGAAGCCCAAGAACGCAACGCGCGTCCTGCAATCTTCACAGCACCACGAAGCCCAATTGTTTCTAAAGGTTCATACTTAGAACACAACATTCGTGCAGCACTTGGAAACGAAGATTCACGTCAATACGTAATGGCAGCTGATACCACAGGTAACAACGCAGCCTTTATTCCAACACCACAATCACAAGAAGTAATTAACGGCATTTCAAATGCTGATAGAGGATTTATAGATGCTTTATCACGTGCGACCTTGCCTGCAGCTGGAATGTCTTTTGAAATTCCTAAAATTACAACAGCACCAACAGTTGCACAAGCAGACGAAGCAGCAGCCTTATCTGAAACAGATACAGCTTCTTCATTTGTCTCTGTTAGTGTGAAAAAATTTGGGGGACAGCAAACGCTAAGTGTAGAGCTTCTTGATAGGAGTTCTCCAGTATTTTTTGATGAACTTGTTCGTCAAATGGAATTTGCTTACGCAAAAGCAACCGACTCATACGTAATGGGTGAAGTTGCAAACACAGGTACATTAAATGCAACACCAGCAGACGAAGACAGAGAAGGACTATTAGAATACGTTTCTTCTGCAGCAGCAGCTGTTTATTCAGCTTCTCTTGGTTTTGCTCGTAACATTGTAGTTAGCCCACAACAATGGGGTAAAATTATGGGTTACAACGAAGCTGGTCGTCCAATTTACACAGCAACCCAACCAAGCAACGCAGGTGGCGCAGTAAGCCCACAATCTTTGCGTGGCCAAATCAGTGGACTAGATATGTACGTATCACGTTCAATGACAGGAACTGGTGGAACTGGTCTAGGCGATTACTCAATGGTTGTATTGAATCCTGATTCATACACTTGGTACGAATCACCAAGATTGTCACTACGTACCAACGTAATTAACACAGGTCAAATTGATGTTAACTACTACGGATACGGCGCATTAGCTACAAAAATTGCAGCTGGCGCAAACTGGTTTAACAAAGCTTAAACCCTAAAACGTGAGGCTAGTCTCGCCCCTGTGGCTAGCCTCACCCTAAACGAGAGGAAATGAAATGCCAGTA